TTTCCCCGTTTCCCTTTTTTGGTTGCTTACTTAAATGGTTGTATAATGGAAATTTGGAAAGATGTACCCGGATATATAGGGTTGTATAAAGTGAGTAATTACGGGCGTGTAAAATCTATTAAGAAACAATTGGTTTTGAAAATATGCGGTTCCGGGAATAGGTATAAAACCGTTGCTTTATGTAATGGGATGCGCAAAACGTTTCGAGTACATAGATTAGTTGCGGCGGCTTTCATTCCGAACCCGGAAAATAAACCATGTGTTGACCATATCGACGGCGACCGAGCCAATAACCATGCGGACAATTTGCGTTGGAGTACCCGCAAGCAAAACGCTAACAATCCAATATCAATTGAGCGTTACCGAAAAGCCGGAATAATTCAAAAGCCATATAAACAACTGCAAATTCCGGTTCAGCAATTAAAGGACGGTTTTTTGATTGGTTCCTATTCAAGTATAAGAGAGGCGGAACGAGCAACGGGGATAGCGCATACAAGTATAAGCCGAGTAATACGGGGAACATTAAACACGGCGGGCGGCTATAAATGGAAATATAAAGAGTAATAACAGGGGGTTATAACATGGCGTTGCAACCCCGTTTTTGTTTTTGCCCGTTTTTAGCCCCGTATTTCGATTATTTTATTTGAATGGATAAAGTCCCACCCCGGCAAATAAAGTGGCTTAAAATGAAAATTCGCCAAAAATAACTTTGCGGGGAGCCAAAAGAACCGTTTTTTGTCCGCAAATCGAAAATAAAAGAAAATTCTTTTGGTAGTTAAAATAAAATGCCCTATCTTTGTGCCATGTTAATAAAACGACCGGGCGTTTTCCCGGCAACAAAAAGAGCGATACAATGAAGCCCGAAGATATTTACAACGGTTTGGAATATACAACAAAAGAAATTAACCGTACTTTCAAAATCAAAGTAAACGGCTTGTTCAACGGCAAAAAGATTAACACGTTGGTTGGCGTTTCCGGTTTGATTAAGTTAGTAGGCGTTGAAATGGCGAACAAATTATTGCGCCGTGCTTTCCGTTGTGTCAAAGACGCCGAACATTGTAAGTTGCGCCGGGGTTTGAAAATATCCTTTTATTATTACTAATCCGACCGGGCGGGTTCCCGGACCAAATAAATTTCAAATATGGAAACAAAGAAAAGAACACAGGCGACGGACATTGCCGAGATTGCAACCAAGTTAGACGGCAAAGTTAAATTTTCGTCAATCATTTACAGCCAACAAATGTTGTCGGAGAAATACCGGGAAACAGGGGTAAACGATATGTATTTTATCGGCAAAAAATTTGGGTTGTGGTTTTATACAAGCCGGGCGGCATTAGATAACCTTTGTTATCTGCAAAACCCTAAATTCCCGACGTGGGTATTGTGCGAAAATTCATTGAGTTTGTACGAAATAAGATAATAACCCGCCGGGGGTTCGCCCCCGGCACAATAACAAAGATTATGGCAAAGTATATTTTAAGTAAACAGGTAAAAGGCAAAAAGTATTTATACACGGTTAAGGATGAAAACGGCAACGTCGTTTCAACGAGAACGTCCGCCCGTAATTATGTAGCTTGCACCGCCGACGGTTCGTTTTATTTCGGTCGGTTGGATTTAATAGGCAAAGGCGACCACGGTAAAAGATTGAGCCATACGGCGGCAATATTGGCAAACCCGGAAAAAGAATACAAAAAAATGGTTGCGTATTTTACGCCGGATTACCGGGAACAATGGAAAACAGAAAATCCCTCCGAACAATGGATTGCCCGCAATATTGAGAGCGCAACAAAGGAAAAGGAGAGGTTAAACGCAATTGCGTATTTGCAGTAATAATAAGCCGGGGGCAATTGAAACCCCCGGCACAATTATTTGAAAGAATGAGCCGAAACAGAGAGCGACAACAGGAAATGCAACCGGAGCGGACGGAATACGCCCGTACCCGGTTGGAGGCGTTGGGGTATCCCGTTACGCAGATAAACGCCACGACCTTACAATTTACGTTCCGGGGTTCCCCGGTTACATTATACCCGTATTCCGGTTGGTTTACAGGCAAAGCCGTAAAAGACGGGCGGGGTATTCATAACCTATTAAAACAAATACCGATGCGTTGGGCGTTGAGAAAACAAGATAAAATAAAAGCAGCATTTGAGCCGAACGGGGACGAAATATTGACCCGGATAAAAGAGAGTTTAACCCGGTATTTCGCCGCCGACCGTTCGGAGTACCCGGAGGGGTTACGAGATATTGAGGACGATTTTAGCCAATTGCCGGGGGAACCATACCCGACGATTGCAATAAACGACGTCGGCAATGATAGCCGCATGATTGAATTTTACGTTATCGGTAAGCAATATGATGTTTACCGATTGGCATTTAAGGGCTTTACAAAGTGTTAAGATATGGAAAGCGTTATTATTGAGGAAATGCGGGCGTTCTTACGTTTGGATTTGAACCCCCGCCAACATAAATATTTTACGGACACAATTAACGTTGCAAAACGTGTTAAGGTCGTCCCGGTATCGGAGGTATTCAACGAACGGGAAATTGAATTGATACGGCGGATTGTCCGCCCGGAAAAACAAGCGTGTTACAAAAATGCGCATTTGCTGACGTTGTTATTTTCCGACCGGGTGCAATATTGCGAGGGTAAAACGCTTGCGATAATACCAATAGACCATGCGTTTAACCGGGTCGGCGACAAATACGTTGACATTACGTTTGAAATGGCATTGAAAGACGACGGATTTACGGGGTATGAATACGTTGTATTTGGGGAATATTCGGCGGGCGTTATCGAAACCATAACCAAGCAAACCGGATATTATGGGGAGATATACCGATATTGTTATTGTGCGGAACAAATGGCGTTGGAAAAAGATACCCCCGGCAATCCCAAAGGGACGACCGGGGGCGGTTCGCAGTAACCGAGAGCGATATTTGGTAATGCGGTATTGCAAAGATATGCTAAAAATATTGTTATCCAATGCACCCCGTAAAAATGATTTTCAAAACAAAGGTTTTATTTTTGGTAATTAAAATATTCTTTCTACATTTGCAGAACGAAAGAATAACAGCCTACCCGGAGGGATACCGGGAAATGATATGAAAATAAAAGAAAGTGAGCAATTAAAGATGTTGGCGACCGAAAGCGGGAAAACAGCCAACCAAGTATCCGAAACAATCGTTACGGAGTTAATCAACAAACAGATTATCGAGAACATAAGCGACAATTGGGGGTTCCCGGTCGCCGATTGTTACGAACGGGATGTTACCGTTGTGGAAATGGTGGACGTTATCCGGGCAATTGGTATTTACCCGGTTCGTTCCGTCCATTTGGACGCCCTGTTGGAATGTGTATTGATTGGCGACGATGATTGCCCGGAGTGTGGCGGGGAAATGGAGGTTACAGACGGCGAGTATAGACGTACCGGAGGCGACGGATATTTGACCCCGCCGGAATATAGCCCGATTTGGGAGGAAAAAACGTGCCGCAATTGCGGATACAAAGAGAGCAACGAACCAAGTTATTAACAAAAAAATTTAAGTTATGGCATTGAGATTAAGAGTAAACGAAGCAATCGCCCGTTCCGAGGCGAACGGGAAAAAGGTTTTGAAAAAAGACATTGCCGCCCGTCTTTTTGAGGGTGCAAGCGAGAGCGCACAACAGGTAAATATGACGAATTTATGTAACGGCACGACCAAACGGATTGTCCCGGAATGGGTCGTTATTCTTTGCGAAATGTTGGATTGTACGGCGGATTACCTGTTTGGCATGGAGGGCGGAAACAATGAAAAGTAAGTTTATCGAATGGTTGGAAGCCGCCGCCGAAACCATGTTTTCCGGGTTGTTTCAAGCGAAAGCCCTAATTGTTACGTTTGGCGCATTGGGGTTATGTTGTTTGATTGGCGCATTTTGGAACCCGTGGCAATTGTTATTTGCGGCAATGTGCGCCGCAATGGTATTATGTGGAATTTCAGAATATAAAAAGTACAAGTAATGAGAGCAAAGAGCGATAAACCGGGCGACCCGGTAAAAGAGGTTGCGGGAACCGTCGGCAATGTTGCGTCGGATATGTTCCCGGAGATTAACGAGGAACAACAAACAATTATTCCCCCGTTCGTTGATGTTCAACCGGAACAACCAACCGGAGTGTTTGAGATAATACCGGGCATGACGGTTGAGGAAATGACGGCAATGTTTTTCGACGAAAAAACATTGATTGAACCCCCGTATAAGGTTTGGCAGTTAAACAGCAAGGG